AATTGAGCGCGGCCATCATAAGCTCTACCGGTCAGGAAGTTTATAGCGCCATTGCTCAGTACAGTGCGGTACCACTTAAGCCCGTCTCCTCTGTTGGAGGCCACGTAAAGACCAGCCGTCCTGGTCGAATCATCGGACCAGGCGATTAGTTCGCCCTCGACCTGCGGTGCTATGTCGACAACGTTCCCATCCCTGTCCAAGTAGTAGTTTTGGGTAGGGTTCTCTAGTGATAGCCTCAGGATGATCGGAGGCGCGGTTGGCACGCTGAGCTGCCCGTTAAGCTTCCTTGTGTTTATGACGACCCTGGTGGATTCAATGCTCATGACACCACCTTGTAAAACCTGTTTCCAGCAGAGCTGACTATATAAAGCTCAAAGGAGCTGGTAGAGCCGTTGAAGAATGCAACAATTTGCCCAGGGGTCCTGGATGGGGTGAAAACCTCACCAGGTATGGGCATTGCAGTCAGAACCTCCACCGCCCAGTCGGTGTTGTGCTGGGTGATGTCCTCGGTTGCAATAGCGGAAGGATTGATTGCCATTTTACCACTTGCTGTAGTACACGCCCTTTGCGAAGGACATTTCGACCGCCGTACCCGCAGGCAGGGAGGTGAAGCCAATGGGCTTGGTTGTATAGAGCTTGGAGTTGTACTCTACGATGCCCGCGCCAGTAGAATCCAGGCGCACCCAGCGGCCAGTGACACTGCCCTCAAAATCGCCCTCAATCAGCTGCTTGCTCTCAAGGCGCTCCAGCTCGACCAGCCTTCTGGCGACAAGTACCTGTTGTAGATCATCAAGGAGTGCCATCAGACTGAGTAGTAGCCAAACTGCTTGAGGTTCCAGTAGAAGACCGTTTCATTGCCGCCAGTCAAGCTGACAGTGCTTGCGGTTTGAGCAACTGCTACCAGGTCGTTGGTGCTAGAGTAAACAGTAGCAGCCGTGAAGCCAAGGCCACCAGCTGAGGCAGAGACTGCACCAGCAGCGACCAGCACGGCCTCGGAGATGGTCAGGGCCTCTGCACCGACAAAACCGTAGCCAGGGGTCTTGATGGTCAGGGCATAGTCAGAAGGAGCCGCTCCAGCGTTCGTGATTGTCAGGTCAACGGTCAGACCCAGTCCAGCTGCGCCAGCGGTGACGGGGAGGTCGAGATACGTGCCGTTCACGCCAGCGGAGGGAGCACCAGAAACCGCGCCAAGGGTCAGAACACTGCCGTTGGACTCGACCAGGGCGGCGTGAGAGAATGTCATGGCAGTACCACTGCCGTCGTGCGCAAAGATGGTTGCCTTAGTTGCCAGAGCGACACCGTCGTCACTGTAGGCGCTCACATCGCCACCATCATACCAGAAGGTCTGACGGACGTAGCCGCCAGTACCAGCCACGACCTCGTTGGACAAGAACGTAGCGTCGTTGGTCGTGCCAGGGATATAGCTGGTGCCAGGGGCATTGATTAGCCGCGCCTCGTAGTACTTGCCCACGAAGCGGTCGGTGACCTGTGCCGTTAGCTCGGCGGGTGAGATCTTAGCAGCAATCGCCATGGCACGACATTAGAATCGTCCGTAGGATTCCTATCAGGCGAAAACGTTGGCGTTGACAACCGTGGCACCAGTTGTAACGAGACTACCCTGGTAGGACAAGGGGATGGAACCGCCTGGGTCAATCGAGAGCAGGTCACCAGCCGTGACAATGATACCCTCGACGAAGCAGGTGAATGCCTCGTGCACCTCAACAGTCTCGCTAGCGCTAGCGGCGGTGTAGGGCTCAAACGTGGTAGCCAGGGCCTGGGTCATGAAGTGTACGTCCACATCGAAGGCATAGCTGCCAGAGTCGACAAAGGTCTCTCCACCCACCGAGGGCGGCAGGCCAGGCGCGGTACCCTTGCCGACAATGTTGTCAGGGATGGTCACGGTGCCGTCCGAGTAACCGATCCAGACCCCGTTCATAGCTACAGCAGAGCCTTCGCCATTTACGCCCCACTGACACGAGTCCATCCGCATCGCAATGACCTTGCCCTTGGAGGGGTCGTAGTAACGGAACGGACGGCCAGGGAACCAGCCATCAGCAATCTCCTCGCGCAGCGCCTCTGCCAACTGCATCCCGTAGGCATCGCCCTTGGTCCAGCGCTCGATGTAATTAGAGTATGCGTTAACAACTGTGTTAATCTCGGCCCGCGTATCAAACAGCAAGGGTACGGGAATGGACTCCTTGGCGATATATGGACCAGACTCCGCGGGCGGCTGCTGGTAGCGACCAGTGTACAGACGCAGGGTGGTGGACTCGTCAACCGTGGACGTGGTTGCCGTGTTCACCAGGTCAGGAATCAGCGGGTTGGTGCTGATCGTTGTTGATACACGGCGGGCAAGGGTCTTAACACCAGCCACGGCATCAATGTTGCCAGTAATGCCAGACTGTCTTCCCGTTACGCTGGTGTATGTGGTCGTCTCTTGAGTGTTGGAGTTGTTGCCGTAGGTGTACTCGTTAATCTCGCTGGTCACACGGTACATGTCCGTGGTGCTCAGGGTCTGGAAGTTCTGAGGAGCGCCGTTAACGTTGCCCGAGCGCCAGTTGAACGGCTGGGCACCAGACAGTGTCGTGACGTAGGTGTCGGTAACGGTTCTGACCAGCTCGTTGGCAGGGCCGTAGAAGTTCAGCTGCTCAGAGTAGCTCAGGAGGATCTCTTCCTCACCATCAGTGGGGCAGCCGCCATTGGGTTGACAGGCAGTTGCCCAGGTGTAGCGGCAGTAGGCGAACTTGTCAGCGAAGTACTGGCCATTCGCTTCCAGGGCTGGGCCACGAACCTCGCTGTACACGCGGGAGACCTGACCAGCGGGGCCGTTGTACTCAGTACGGCGCAGCTCCTTGCGGTGGGCAGGCAGGATCAGCGGTGATTGGACGGTCTCGTAGCCCTCGTTACAGGAGGGGGTCCCGTTGTCAGCGGGCTTAGTGGGAGTATTGCCGCAAGCGCTGGCGGTGCCAGTTGACGGGGTATTAGTGGCAGAGCCGCCAATGCTGGTGAGGGTCCCGTCGTTTACGCGCTGGTATATAACAGCGGGATAGGTCAGATAGTAATACGAGTCGGTTTCAGTGATGTCAATCTTGCCCGTCTGGTCGCTAGCAACAAGGTCGGATGGCACCTGATAGCTGAGCTGGATCTGATCAGGAATTGCTTTGGTACCAGCAATGGGGTCGGCAGACAGGGCCGTGACGCCAAGGATGGAGACCCAGTCGCCCTGGGCGGTGGACTCGGTGCTGTCGCCGTCGAAGAACGTGCCAGAGACAAGGTTGCCCTGATTGTCTTGGAACAGGTACTGCCCTGCCGAGGCAAAAGCGGCAGAAACGTTGGAATATGTGCGCTGGGCCACGTCCAGGTGGATCGGACTCAGGGCCACGAGGGCGTCGACCTCCTCGGTAAGGGCGGCAAGGGCCAGGCGGCAGCCGAGGTCAACAGTCAGTTGATTGTTCTGGGGGTCGTAGCTAGTGCTTATCACGTACAGTAGGCCACGGGGGTGGCGGGCCACGGTGCCACTGGGGTACGTCATCTCAACGATGACAGGCATGCCACGCTTGAAGTTGTCCCGATCGTAATCCTCAACGTCGTAGCCGCCAGGCTTCTGACCCAGAACGAGATTGCCAGTGGTGTCGATCAGGCCCTGCTTCTGTGCGGAGGAGTCGCCGACAGTCCAGCCAACCAAGGACTCGGTGTAGTCGACACCGTTGATGGTTAGCGAGTGAAGCCGCGACTGATTAACGAGATATGCCATTGATCAAACCTCCGACAGGCCGAAAGTGACCATCATGTAGGTAGGGCTCATGCGAGTGTATGTCGGGTTGGTGCTGAAAACCGCAACGCCGTTAACAGTGCCGCCAAAGGTTGTATCTGCAACCGTGACTGCGGCAGCCAGCCCAGTCGAGCGGTCTGCGTCCCAGGCCTGGAACATTGCGTCAAAGCTTGCGGCGTCCGCGGTGGTCATCGGACTCGAAACTGCCCAGATGTACTTCTGGCGGTAAGGGGCACCAGTGATGATTGAGGCTCCGTTGGCCGATTGAGTAAAGGTAGCGCCAGCCTGGTAGGTCCTGGGCAGCTCGGCCCCAGAGAACTCGGAGAACGTGAAGCTATAGTTCGGGGATCCCGCGTCTGGCGTGTATGAGACTGTTATCGTCGACATCAGAATGCGGGCCTGGCTGGATTAGTTTGCCGACGCCAGTGCTTTGTACTTCGCGATGTTTTCCTCACTGTAGCCACCCAGCCAAACGATCCTTCCAGGGATCTTTCCGAGCACCCGATCCCTGAACCTATCGTCAACGGCCGCCAGAGCCTCGAATAAGGCGTCGTGACGCTCGACAAGCACGTCTAGGACACTATCTGGCGCACCCTCGGCTAGAGCGGTGTTGTAGGCGGTCCTAGCCCACACTAGCGCAAACTTAAGTCCCTCTAGGCCGAGCTCATCCGGATGCACTACGGGAAGCGGTGGGCCCGTGAGGGATGAGCACCGCTCCCAGTACATAGTTGCAATATCTTCTGGATTGCCTGCGAAAAACATCAGCGAAGACGGCGGCGCTTGATCTTGGTCAAGGATACCAACATGTCGCTTGCGGCCTGGGTGGTGTTCGCGGCCTGGATGGTCACGTTGTTCTGGATGCTGTCACCGCCGCCGGTGGCGGCCATCAGAGCCTTCATCATGCCGGCCATGGAGGGGCCAGCTGCGGCGCGGCTCGTGTTGATGTTGGCACCGCTGTTGACGTTGACACCCGTCGAGGGGATGTTCAGCTGGCTGGTGAGGTGTGCGGGGATAACGGTACCGGCGCCAGGGGCCTTCCACTGACCGAAGGCAGGAGCGTTGATCATGCTCAGCTTGCCGCTGGCAGACAGGAACGCTTCCTTACCAAGCTCGTTAACGGTGTAGGTACCACCGCCAGACACGGGGCCACCAGCAAAGCGGTTGGCGCCACCAGTGCTGCCATTGTTGCTAGCTGCCCTGAGGTTAGCAATACGCTCCCACTCGCGGCGCAGGTTGCCAGCGGAGGCGGTAGCGGCATCCAGGGCATACTTGGCTTCCCAGGTCCTGCTGACCTGAGTGCTAATTGCGCTGTTGATTTCGCCCATCTCAAGCTTCTGCTTTTCGTTGGACCTGATTGCTTCGTCCAGGAGCCTGATATACTCCCTTTCCTCTTTCTGCTTCTCTTTGATTAACTCGTTATTGGTCTTGAGCTGCGACTCCAGCTTGTCCATATTGGACTTGTGGTCGCTGTCCGCCTTTTCTTGTGCCTTATTCTTCTCTTCTTCAAGCTTCTTCTGCTCCTCGGTGATCGCCTTCTCCCGCTGCTTCTGCTCCTCCCTGAGCTTGGCAATCTGAACATTCCGCTCCATGCGCTCCAGTGCCGCTTGGGCCTCGAGTCGCTCTTTTTCGGTCAGCTTGCTATTGCTGGCCCGAGCCTGCAGCTCCTGCTTGCGCAACTGAGCCAGCCTCTGCTCTGCGGGAGTCTTGGCCTCCAGGGCGCCGATCTCAAGGTCGTAGATCTCGCGAACCTTGGCAAGTTTTTCGTCCAGCTTGGCCTTCTCCGCATCATAACGATCCTTGATTTCGTCCTTGATGGTCCGATAGGCGTCCTTCTCGGCCTTGGTGGATTCGTTAATAGCAGCGTTCTTCTCCTTGATCTCCTCGATCTGCCCCTTATAGATGCCCTGGACTTCCTTCTTCAGCGCCTTGGCGGACTCAATCTCAGCCTCGAGGGCCTTGGCCTTTTCGTCTTGGACGTTCAGCGCATCCAGTACGGCCTGCCGCTGCTCTTTCAGGGTTGCGATCACCGCCTTGCTGGCGCCCTCGCCAGTTCTCCCCATCTCCTGAAGCGATTGCTCCAGTTCGTCCGTTGTCAGCGTGGTCGCCTTACCCTCTTCTCCAACCTTGTTCATCTCGTTACCCAGCGCCACCATTGCAACGGTAGCAACGCCAACCGCTGCCGCGATTGCAGCCCAGCCAGCGGGTCCACTCAGTGCGAGCAGGAACGCATTGGCCGCCGCAGCGGCTTTAGTGGCCAGGGCAAAGCCTTCTGAGCCAATGCAAGACCCTTGATTGCCTTGATG